CAATCATCGACTGGAAAACTTCTAGGAAACTCAAGAAAGAAGAATGGGTTTCTGGATATTATATGCAAGCGGCCGCGTACGCAATCATGTGGGAAGAGAGAACTGGTCGCCCCATAAAACAATTAGTGGTTGCTATTGCCGGTGATGAAGGTCCTCAAATATTTATTGGAGACCGAGATGACTGGACCGATAAATTAAAAGAAACTATACACGAATATAAACGTAGGCAGATGTGGCCTAATCAGAGGAAGTAAAATGTCAGATACACATTTTTTATTAAAAGCTTTGATTGATAAATTAGAAGGTGAAATTGAAGTTGCAAAAGCTAATATATTAGTTTATCAACGCAGTTCAGTTGGAATTGGTGAGCATATTGATATTGTAGAAACTATTGAGAAAGAAGTAGTTAAGATAGCAGATGCACATGATAAAATCGAAGCAATCAAGAAATACTTAATTTAATAAATAGATTAAACCGTTTACAAATACACAGAAATGTGTTATAATAGTCTATTATGGATAAGTTTTCGAAATATTTAGAAGAAGGTACTAAAGGCCTTACTATATTTGACATAGATGATACTATGTTTACTACGAAGGCTCGTGTTCTAGTAAAGAATACAAAAGGTGGAAAACCTATACCTTTAACACCTCAAATGTTCAATAAATATAAATTGAAAAAGGGTGAGTATTTCGATTATGGTGAGTTTAAATCATCTAAAATATTTTACCAAACAGCAATACCAATTGGTAAGATGATTGCAAAAGCAAAAGCAATTATAAGAAATGCTACAAAAGCAGGTAGTAAAGTTATAATCGTTACGGCAAGAGCTGATATGGATGATAGAGATTTATTCATACGTACGTTTGAGGAACATGGTATACCAATGGATAACGTATATGTTGAGAGAGCTGGTAATATGTCAAATAAATCCAGTGCTGCTGCAAAACAAATAATATTTAGAAAATATTTACAAACTGACAGATATGCACGTATTAGATTATTTGATGACCACATGGAAAATTTAACTGCTCTACTAGATTTAAAAAGAGAGTTTCCTAACGTAAGTTTTGAAGCTTATTTAGTAGATAAAAAGGGAAAGGTGAAAAAAATATAATGCCAATAAAATTAGGAAAATCGCATAAAACAGTTGATAGGGCTACAAAGAAAGTTTATACTGTGCATCCTTATATAAAAAATTTTAGTAAGACTGAATTGATAGAGAAATATAATAGTAATAGTACAAGGCCTAGAGATAAGCAAAAGATAAAGAACGAATTAGTTCGTAGAGGTGGAGTTGTATTTAGTGGTTGATGTAATCATAACAGTATCATTATTAACAGCTTGTTTTTTAGGAATTGCATTTATATGGTACGATAGTTATATAAAATGAGATGGTCAGGTAAAACATTACACGTAGGAGTAAGAAAATCTTCATCACAAGGTGTGGGTGGAAGAGGTAGAGGTGTTAAGTGCGCTACATCTACAATGAATAAATCAAAGAAGAGGTCTTATAAGAAATATCGTGGACAAGGACGCTGAGGAAAGATTTAAATATTCAGTATATGCTAATATTGTACAGGCGTGTATAATTATATTTCTATTAATGACATGAAAAATAAAAACGATATAACTGGTGATATTATTAAAACCAAAACTGGTGGTCAGCAAGCATATGCTGATAACTGGGATAAAATATTTGGTAAGAAAAAACCTGAGATAAAAGCACGTAAGAACCAACCAAAACATTCAATTACACAAATTCATAAAGATAAGTCAAAACGAATACCTAGACAGTATAAATATAAAAATATAGAGGAATAAATATGTCAGACAATTTATTAGATTTTGATTTTGGATTTACTGCTGTAGATGAAAATGAGTTAGAGGCTGTACAAAAAGCAACTACGAAAGTAGAATCTACATCATCAAAAGCAGAAGACTTAGAAGAAAAACTCAATAAGTTATATAATGCTATATTACCCTTACTATCAAATTTAAAGAAAAACCCAGAAAAAGAATATATTCTTTGGCCAAACCGTACAGAAAAAATTGAAGAGTTCGAAGACCATATATCAGCAATAATTAAATAACATGGCAGTTAAATCATCAGGAAATCCATTAGCACTATCCGGTTCTAGAATAAAAGGAACCGATGCTACTACTACAGCTGGTGGAATAGATATAACAGGAAACGATATTGCCGAAGAGTTTGGACATAAAGGTTCTGACCAAACAGTTGCCGGTACCGACATTAAATTAGGAGATTATATTCGAGGAGATTTAGTTCCTGATGTTACTCAAAATAGTGCTATCAAAGCATCAAAAACATCTGGTTCTCATTTACAAATGTCAAACTACTACGAAGGTGTAGATACATTTATGGATAGTAGTTTTAGTACACCATATTGGACCACTTTGTTAAGTCACAATGCTACTTCAGGGTTTCCGGAAGCTTGGTGTTATATGCAATTTTTAGTTTCACCCCCTACTAATCAAATTCGAGTAGATTATGCGCATGGAACATCAGCTGCACCAGGAACTTATCGTACTGTTTATGTCGACTATTCTGGACTCTCAGCTTTTCAAGTGAGATACAACGCAACATCACAATCAAGACAGTTTGATTCTGCAGGAAATTGTTATCAAGGAGCGTATGGAGCATTACCAGTACAAGATGGTTATAACGCAGGTACATATTACAGTTTAAATAGTCCAATATTTTTTGGATGGATGGCAAAAGCAAATCCAAATCCTGGATGTGATGGAAATGCAAGAACATCAGCATTTCTAGGTACTGCAGGTGGTTTGTCAGCATTTCAAATTCAAGGAGCACCAACAGCTACAGATTTAACGAATGGAACCAACGTATTTACAAGTAATTGGGGTGGTGTTAGTGGTATACCTAATCTACCAGGGTATAATAATATGCAGGATATAACCTTGATAGCTTCTCATAGCCCATACGCTATAGCAATTTAACCGAGGAAATTATATAACTAGACATTTTGAACAGAACCTTTTTAACATGTATAAGTCTAATAGGAGTAATTATGTTTTTTAAAAAAGACAGTAACGATATTGATATCGAACAATTAAAAGAAACTTTGAAAGTAGATGAAGGCGTGGTATATGAAATATATCATGACCATCTAGGTTATCCAACATTTGGTATAGGTCATTTAGTTTTAGAAGATGACCCCGAATGTGGGTGGGAAGTCGGAGAAGTAGTATCCGAGGAGAGAGTTAACGAATGTTTTGAAAAAGACGTTCAAACTGTTATCGAAGACTGCAAAAAATTACATGATGGTTGGGATGGTTATCCACAAGAAGTGAAACAAATCATCGCAAACATGATGTTTAATATGGGACTCACGCGCTTGAGCAAGTTTAAACGCCACAACGCAGCGCTGCAAAGTGGTGACTGGAAGGAGGCTGCCGTAGAAGGTAGAGATTCAAGATGGTACAAACAAGTTACGAACCGCGCCGAGAGGTTGATGTCGAGATTAGAAACGGTTTAAGATATTTCGAAAATTCTAATCCACAAGAACATAAAGGTTGGTATTGGTGTTATGAAAAACAGGGATTCTTTAGATACTCTGATTGGAATAAACCAAAATCTGACTTTTATAAATAATATATAATTAAAATAATGGAGGAATTATGTTTAATTGGTTAAAGAAATTATTCGTTGGTGAAGAAAAACCAGCATCAGGTGTCAGAGCTAGAAATGCTAAAGGACATTTTGTAAAAGATGACCCTAATACACCTGACGTGAATGAAGCTTATGCAGATGGTAAAACACCAAAGCGTAAACCAAGAAGAAAGCCTGCCGCTAAAAAAGCTCCTGCTAAAAAAGCACCAGCTAAAAAAAGAGGCAGACCACGTAAAGTAAATAAATAGGTAAAATAAAATGGCAAGTACAATTAAATTATTAGGACCTGAGGTCAATTTAGGGTCAGCTACAAATGTAAGTTTTGCAAAAGTTGTAAGAGTATTAAATAATAAAACATCAGTTCAACTTATTACTCGAGCAAGCTCAGGTGGAGAAGTTTTAGGAACTGTTACATTGGCAGCAGGCGAAGTGGCTTATATAGAAAAAGCACCTTCAGATACATTATTAGGTGTTGCGACTTCATTAGCAGTTGGTGTTGCATATAGTAACTAGAGAATGGCTTATTCAAAACAGGTCGTAGAACGGTTCGAATCTGTATTAAACAACCCTGAAAAACATGCGGTTGGAAGATTCGATCCAAAAGACCCTATGGTTGCAACAGGATTAGCTGGTGCTCCGGCCTGTGGAGATGTCATGAAATTAGATTTAAAACTAGATGATAATGATACTATTCTAGATGTTAAATTTAAAACTTATGGATGTGGTTCAGCAATTGCCTCATCTACAACTTTTGTTGAAATGCTTAAGGGTAAAACATTAGAAGAAGCTAAACTTATAAAAGATAAAGATATAGCTGAAATGTTAGAATTACCTCCAATAAAATTACATTGTTCTGTATTAGCTGAAGAAACCATTCGAACTGCAATAGAAGATTGGGAGAAGAAAACAGCACATAGGAAACATAATAATCCACCAAAGGATGATGATGTTCCTGATGGAAGGTGGAATTGGTATGGAATTAACGAATGAAGCAATTCAACAACTTATTAAAAAGACTGACTCAGAACGCAACATTATACGTGTTGGGGTCACTGGCGGTGGGTGCGCTGGTTTTGAATATATATTTGATTATGAATCCACAGTACAACCTGACGTCCACGTGTACGATTACGGCAAATTCATCATTGTCATACACCCACTCTCCATGCCTTACTTATCTGAGGCAACCCTAGATTACCAAGTCCTTGGTATAAACGAACAGTTTAAAATCATAAATCCAGCCGAGAAATCGTCTTGTGGCTGTGGAGTTTCTATTCAATTTTAGCCCATCTGGCGAATCTTATATTATAAATAACTATGTATTATGGAAGATATATTAGAGTTATTAGGTGAAGTTGGTCTGCCAATTGGTGGAGCACTGATAGCCGGCTATTTTATATTTCTCGTAATGAAGCAATTACTTCAAGGATTAGTTGACGATATTAGTACTCTTAACGCATTTAGTAAAAGCTTAGAGAATAGAGCTCGAGCAATGAACAATGAGTTAATTAAAATAGATATGTTAGTATCGGCGGCTCTTGAGCTACGTCCAGATATTGAGAGAGTGGCAAGAGCTGAGAATTTTGTTGAAGATGGCAATATAGATTCTAGGAGAGACTGATGGATGTAAGTCAAAGCGATTATACTATCATATCAGTACTGGCAGAGTTTGGATTCGCAATGACCGCTGTCATAGGCCTGGGATATTTTATCTATTATATATGGAATTTCATAGGAAACGAAATCGATCCAAAAATAGAAGAAATGCACTTTCAACTAATTAGAGTAATCGACCAAGTAAGAATGCTCGATAATGATTTGATTCGTTTACAAGAAAAAGTAAATGTTATTTTAATGATGAAAGAAAATGAACGTTTAAAAAGGAGTGAAGATGTTAACGAAGAATGAAGAAAAAATTTATGATACTTTATTGAATTATAGATATGAACCTGTAAAAAGGGACACAATATGGAGAAAACTCTTTGGTGGTTTAGTAGCTATATTATTGATTGCAGTTGGTATATACTTTTTTATGGCACAACCATTAGCAGCATCTCCGATTGTACATGAATTTAAAAATCCGTCATTCAGTGGAGTAGGTACTGGTGCACATTATCTTACTATTGAAAACCAAGAACATAGCAGAAAGAAAGCCATAGAAGAAGCTTTGGAATCTGCAGCAAAAGCAGCTCAAAGAGAAGCTGAAAACACAACACTTGCAAAGTTTATTCGAAACTTAGAAAGTAGAATCTATGCACAATTATCTAAGCAATTAGTAGAATCAATGTTCAGTAATGATACTGCATCAAACTTTGGTTCATTCGCACTTGAAGGAAGTATTATAACATGGGAAGTTATAACCAATGCAGACGGAACTGATGTTATAAAAATGACTATTGTTGATACTGAAGGTACAACAACAATTATAGAAATACCTGTAGGAACAGGTAACTTTGGCCAAGACCCAGATACTGGCACTGGAGATGGTGGTGGTTAAATACCTTTTAACTGCAATATTACTATTACAAGGTTGCGCACAAATGCCTCAATGGTCTGAGGGCCCAGCTAGCTGTGAATACGGAGAAGGTAAATATGCCCAAGGATGGAATACTGACTTTGATTCTGATGGTATAATAAACGATGATTTATCTAGTATAGTTAGACAAGGTTACACTGGTACACGTAAATATATTGAAACAAAGCAAATATGCGTAGAAAAAGCTGAAGTAGTTAGATTACCTTCTTATCTAGAATTATTGCAGTTACCTCCTGCAAAAGAAATGCCAGTGGTTGCAGTATATCAATTCACAGACAAAACAGGTCAAAGAAAAGCACGACCAGGAATTGCAGATTTTTCAACAGCCGTAACTCAAGGTGGAGTTGAAATGACTATTGATGCTTTAAAAACTGCAGGTCAGGGAACATGGTTTCGTGTTGTTGAAAGAAATGGTATAGACCATTTAGTAAGAGAACGACAAATCATTAGAAGTGCAAGACAAGATGTTGCTAAAAAGCAAGGTCAAGAAAAATATCAAGAATTGAATCCACTTTTATTCGCAGGAATAATTATTGAAGGTGGAATAATTGGTTATGATACTGACATTAAAACTGGAGGTCGAGGCGCAAGAACTCTTGGTATTGGTGTAAGTAGACAATATCGACAAGATGTTGTTACAATAAGTATGAGAGCCGTATCGGTTCTAACAGGTGAAGTTTTATTAAATGTTCAAACGAGAAAGACATTACTGAGTTATGGCTCAGGAGGAGACGTTTTCCGGTTTATAGAGCAGGGAACTCAATTAATCGAGTTTGAAGATGGAGTGGGAAATAATGAGTCGGTGACATATGCAGTGCGAACAGCCATTGAGGCTGGAGTACTGGAATTAATCTACCAAGGCCACACACGTGGTTATTGGGAAATCGAGGGGTATAACGAAAATGAATAAACTATATAGTGTGGTCCTAGCTGGACTATTAGTGTCGACTGGATTCGTTTTTGCACAAGCCACTGATGATAACGAAGTTAATATAACACAATCTGGTGATACACTCAGTTTGTATATAGACCAATTAGGGTTTGGTAACAAAATAGGCGGTGATGATTTTTCATCAAGTAGCTCAGCTATGTCTATTACAGGTTCCAGTTTAAACTTTGATTTGGACTTCACAGGGAACCAAAACATTTTATTTGGACCAGTTGTAGCAGATAGCTCAACTTATAAGCTTGACTTTACAGGTGATTCAAACGAAATAGATTGGAACATTGGATATATCGGAAGTGCTGATAGTTCAGACATTAACTTTGATGTAACAGGAAGTAGTAATACTTTTGACTTAGACCAAGGT